TGGTCAAGGGATCCACTTTTTAGTAAACGTAAATGCAGTGAAGGTATGTTGTTAATGTTAGAATTGCAGGAAGCTTTCGACGAGTTAGGTTGGGAAGCAGGCGCTGAGTATGAAATCTGCACCGCAGGGTGTCAGACATATGAAATCGATGGGCATGGCACTAAGTGGTCTCCTAAGAAGGGCACCAAGAAGTGTAACAAGGATGCTTTTATTGTTATCAAAAGGACTGATCTAAATAGTTAGGTAGAGTAACTGTTTTTAATGGCGGTCCTGTCTGGTAAGTCTACTTCTGGAGAGTCATCATTCGACAAATACGTCGGCAACAACAGCATGTGGAAAGACCTCGTGCTGAAAGTCGAAGTGGATATGAATGCGACTTTCTTCAAGTCAAACAAAAAAGATACACATGGTGTGCTAGAGGCAGGTAAAGAGATGAAGCTGCAAAGCAACCGTGAGGATACCATTGGTAAACTGAAGGTAGCACATGTAAAGGTTGGATCTAAGACAGGGTATGTTGCTCTCAACAGAATTAGAAAACCCACTAAAACAAATGTCATGGCAGCAGAAGAAGCTGCTATCCGTGACCTAGATAAACTCATTAAGGATCTAGTTACACAACTAGGTCCTATTAAAATATGTACGCCTAGTGGTGACTTCAATAATTGTGTGGGTGTAAGAAATATAACTGAAAAAGTTTTAGGCAGAGAAGCAAAGGCCGACTTTGCAATCTATGATGATAAGGATAAGGATCAGATCTTTATCTCTCACAAGAAGGCAGGTGGACCTGCTGCTTATCAGCAGTATGGTGGTGTCTCTCCTAAGTCTGGTAGTGCCAGCAACCCTACATTGATCTACAATGATAATGAGACTAAAAACTTTCTAAGAAAAGTTGCAGGTTATATTGTTGGTGACAGACTACAGAATCCTGTCTACTCATATGTGAGCAGCACTACACTTATCAATAGATCTGTATATGGTCCTGATTATGGGGGCAAGTATGGTATAGATAATGTCAACATGATCGCACAGGGCAATCCCAAACTCACACCCAAGCGTGGTGAGGAAGCATGTTTCACTCTGACATTCTCTGACCATGTATCATGGAATGGTGACTCGGACTACTTCTCTAGGGGAGGATACCGTGCTGCCTTCGCTGCTACCTACAGGGCAGGCAGAGGGTTTGATGTTGATGGGCAACGATACAACGGTGCCCGTGTGGCAATTTACCCAGTGGCACTGGTGAGCAACCGTAGTGGCGCTGAGGAGGTATAATAAAGACATGGCAAAAAACACACACCTAGAGCACCTCGAAGACGACATCTTCAATCAAGGATACGCTGGTGCTACTAACGCTATCAACTTCCTTGAGTCCTTGCGTGACATGCTCACGTCAGGTAAGGGTGGTAACAATACCAAGGTTACTGTCAAGTGGGATGGTGCTCCTGCAATCATTTGCGGCACAGATCCTGAGACAGGATTGTTTTTTGTGGGTAACAAGTCAGTCTTTAACAAGACTAATCCTAAGATCTGTTACTCTCATGCTGACGTTGACTTCCATTATGATGGTGGTCTCAATGGCATTCTCAAAGCGTGTCTCGATCAACTCAGCAAACTCCCTATCCAAGGAGTGATCCAAGGTGACTTGCTCTACACTAAGAAACCTACAGTCATTGCAATGCGTGGTCGTCCTTGCTACCACTTCAAACCCAACACTATCACCTATGTGATTCCAAAGCATTCTGAGTTGGGACAGAAGGTTGCTGCAAGCAAACTTGGTATTGTATTCCACACCTCCTACAGAGGAGACACCATCGGTGAGATGAGTGCTGGTTTCGGTGTTGATGTGTCTGGTATGCAGGGTGTGAAAGACGTTGCAGTCTTCTCTTCTACCTTCCAGAATGTCAATGGCATGGCAAACCTTAACCCAAGTGAGATCACTAAACTCAATAGCACTATTCAGAAGGCACAACGTAGTCTCGTTAAGGGTAAGAGATTCTTAGATCAAATCCAGAGGGCAGCAGGACCACAGTCCTTCTCTCCCCCTGCTCTCTTCAAGATCTACTTCAACCAAGTCATTCGTGGTGGCAAGGTCCCCTCTCCAGAAGGCATTGCCTCTGGTTACATTGACTTCGTGACCAAGAAATATGATGATGAGATCAAGAAGAAGAAGACTGAGAAGTCACAGCAAGAATGGAAGAAGCGCAAGGTTGACGCTCTCACTTACCTAAATAATAATAAGTCTGTAATGATTCACACATTTAGTGGATTCAAAGACCTTATCGCTGCAAAAGAGCAAGTGATAAATAAACTCAAGAAGATTGAAGGTGTCGGCACTTTCTTGGAAGACGAGAAAGGATACCGTGTCACAAGTCCAGAAGGATTTGTTGCAATTAAAGATGGCACTGCCATCAAACTTGTTGATCGTCTAGAGTTCTCACGAGCAAACTTCACCGTCGCTAAAGATTGGGGCAAATGAAATTCATTCAATTTATCAGGGAGGCAGCAGAGGCAGCAAAGAAGCCTAAGAAACCTTCCACATCCAGCAAGGGACGGTCGTCTGCAGCAGACAAAAAACTAGAAGACAAGCATGTCGCTATTACTTTTGGGAGGTTTAATCCTCCTCACGCAGGTCATGGTAAACTTCTTGATGCGGTCAAAGCGCACGGAGGAGACTCAGGCAATTACCGTATCTACCCTAGTAGAAGCCAGGACCATAAAAAGAATCCGCTGAGCGCACAGCAAAAGGTGGACCACATGCGTAAGATGTTTAAGGGTCATAAGGATGCTATCCAAAACAACGAAGCGCATAGAAATATCTTTGACATCCTTCGCGATCTACATGACGAAGGACACGAGCATGTAACTATGGTGGTCGGAGACGACCGTGTGAAAGAGTTTGAGAAACTCGCCAACAAATATAATGGTATGCATTATGACTTCAAATCTATTAACATTAAGTCTGCAGGTGCTCGCGCTACTGATAGTGATGACCCTATCGAGAATCTGTCTGCATCAGCAATGCGTAAACATGCCCAAGGAGGAGATCACGACTCATTCCATCTTGGGACTGGTGGATACAAGGACTCTAAGAAACTGATGGCAGATGTTATCCAAGGGATGACACCTCCACCTAAAGCGAAGAAGGGTAAGAAGGGTGAGTCTGTCCATGAATCTGTCTGGACATACGCTCCTAAACTTGACTTCGATGCCTTCCGTGACTACTACATGCTCAACCAGATCTATAAGGTTGGTGCTATCGTAGAGCATGACGACAGTGGTGTGATCGGTAAGATCGTCCACCGTGGTCCTAACTACATCATCATGGAAGATGGTCTAGGTGGTGAGCATCGTGCATGGTTACAGCATGTCACAGAGATGACTGATGCTGAGACACAGGCAGTTGCTGCTGACACTACTAAGGATCAAAGCAACTACAGTGCTGATGATGGCAGTGGTAACACTTGGAAAGCAGGGACTGACCGCTATCGTGAAGCACTACAGAATATGACACCTGGTCAAAAGCCTGTTAAATTCTCAGAGTTTAACGCTTCGATTAGAAAAACTGCTGAAACTAAATAGTATTAACGAAATTCATTTCGGTTTAGAAACATGACGTTAGAAATGCTGGTGTCTGCGGCACTGATGGATTACAATCCTACCGAGCAGGCATATATCCTCAAGGCAATCGAAGAAGATAAACTTCCCGACTCCAAGAGACTCCACGATGGAGTCATGAAAGTCATGGAGGCATTCGATGCTTACGAGCCTACAGTAGAGGGCTACGCAGGATTCAAAATTGATCGTACCTCTGTTGCAAAGAAGAAAGCAGAGTATAAAGATGACCGAAATGTAGGTCGCGTTGTCAATGCTGGTGGAGACTCTATGCTCATCACTGGTAAGAAGGCAGACGGTCGTTACATTGTCGTCGGTAAGAAAGGCGAGAAGTCAGCAAGAGATGCTGCTGACCTAGGTGTCACCAAGAAAGAAGAAGTGGTTGGCATCGACATCGACGATCTCCATCAACAAATGCTTGAAGGTCTCAAGCAAGCACGCGCTAACGTGGGTGCTAGTAAGTGCTGGGACGGATACAAAGCAAAGGGCACAAAGAAAAAGGGTGGTAAAGAAGTCCCTAACTGTGTCAAAGAAGAAGAACTTGACGAGATTTACAAGGGTAAGCACGGTCAGTCCGAGAAAGAGTATCAGGACAGTCGCTCTGATGGCGGCAAGATGGTTTCTGGTGATAGCAAGCGCAGTGGTGCTGCATACTCCTCTCGTGCTGTTAAAAACACTGGTCCTAATCCCGCTGGTGGCAGCAAGAAACCTCAGGGTCAAGGTCGTATGACCTCTGGTCAGAGGACAGAACTGCAATACCGTAAAGCAAATCTCAAAAAGAGCAACGAAGAGTTTATAAATAAACTGTCCGCTTCGGGCATGTTTACTGAAGCAGAGTTGCAAAAGATGGGGGAGATGGAATGAAACCCGTTGGTCACAAAGAATCATCTCTAAAGACAACCAAAAAAGGAAATGTCACCATCAATCCAAAGAAAGAGGATCTTATGTCCGAACATTTAAGAAGTAGAATCCAGAGTAGCGTTGAGTCACTCAAGGAAGCTGCCAAAAAGAAAGACAAACACATCAAGGCTGCCAAGGCAGGTAAGCGTTGGCAAGACTCTGACGGCGACGGCAAGTGGTATGAGCCTGGTCAGGATGTTGCTGTCAAAAAAGAAGAAGCGTGTGCTCCTGCAAAGGAAAACAACGTAGCAGATGACGCTGCAAAGAAAGCTGCTAAAGAAAGAATGAAGCAGAAGATGATGCAGGCTACGATCGATTTCGACAGGAAGAGAATGGGCGGCAAGTGATCGCATATATAGATCAGACCCCTTTGAGGAAAGATCTATGTGGGCACTCCTTCTACCCCTAGCAAAGAAGACAATCGGTAAACTCATCCAGAGAGACGAAGTTCGTAAGTATCTGGTTGAGGTTTTACGTTCGCTGGCTGCTACAACGGACAACAAACTGGACGACAAAGCAGTTGACGTAGTTGAATCACTCCTGTTTCAGAAAGAAGAATAGCTATAAATAACTTATAGGAATAATCTTCATACACGGAGTACAATGGCAATTTTTGGAAAAATTGATGCCGCAACTTTCGGAAACAACGTAGCGGTCACCAATGGTGACGCCACTGTTACTAAGAATGCTGCGGATACAGTCGTCGTTGGCGACATCATTGAGCTCTCTAGCGTCCCTTATATCGTTAGAGAAGTTACAAGCACAACTGCAATCGAATTGCACAAAGCATATGCAGGTAGCACCGACAGTGCTCTCTCTGGTGCTGTCCGCAGGACTGCCCCTAAGGCTGTTGCAGAATTCGTAGTTAAAGGCGGCGACACTCGTGGTCTTAACCTCGTATTTGTTGACAGCACTGAGCAAGGAATCGCTGCTAACAAAGCAAGAGGAATCACTGGTCCTGGTTGGTGGCTCTATGAGACTTACCAAACTGCAAACGGTGACACCCGTCACAAGGCTGAGTGTATTGCATTCGTCCATGCCGCCGCTGGTGATGCTGGTGACGATGCTGATGACACCATTGTGGCAGATGTGCTTGAGACAATCACGATTGGCACACAACCTGCTGACCAAAACACTTCCTCTGGTGCTGCAACCTTTACTGTTGCTGCAACTGTGGATCAATCTGGTACTATCACTTATCAGTGGCAGAAGAAAGCATCTGGTAGCACACGCTATGCAAATGTTTCTGGCGCAACCAGTGCATCTATTGTGCTGAGTGGTCAAACTGCTGATAACACAGGTGATAAGTATAGAGTGAAGATCAACACCAGCAAAGGTGCTGAAGAAGTTGTCTCTGATGCTGCAACACTGACATTCGTTTCGTAATAACTGACCCCCTTTCGGAATGCACTTTGATTTACTTAATGAGAAAAACTATTTGATGTTTGCTATTCAGCATTACGATAACCCACAGTCGGTTACCGTCGATGATTTTATGGAGGACATGAAGAAATTCAAATACCTTAAGAGATTACTCAAGAGGTATTTGAAGACTGGTGTCCTCCGTGTCAATTTGATACTAAATCATCTGATCATTTTGTTTAATGTGTTTGGTGACGGGACTATCCCGCTTCTCATGTACAAACTAGAGAGAGAATACTGGTCCATCATCAAGACCTTTCTCTTATACTTGAATAGATATCCTCAGGTTGCTGCAGGATCTCTTGATATTGTTGATGTAGATAACGACGTAAAAGAATTACTAGAAGACCTGTAATGAATGAAGACGCACCTACAATGAGTGTTGGTAACGGTGGCATGACTGGTGCAGCAGATGCCACGGGTCCTAACGCAGGTTTCGATCCCCTCCTTGGAGGGTCGAAGAAGAAACCTAGGAAGCGTCGTCGCTACACAATTTCTCAGTCAGAAATGTTGAAGACTGAGGGAGCACAGAAAGATACATCATACTTACCATTCCTCATTTCATATGATGGAGCGGAGCAGTATGTATTGTATAGTAAATCTCAGGCACAACTGAAGATAGAGCTTCGCAAGATCTATCGCCCAGAAAACTTTAAGAAGTTAGATGTCAAGCGTCTGTATCCTAATGATGTTATCCAATTCTATTGGAAGAAACGACAACAGGCACTTAGGGCGGAGTAATGTCAGATATAAACACTGCTATCATCGAGAGACTCGAAAGAGTCGTTGACTCTCTACAGGAAAACTCTGTAAAGATGGGTCAACTATTAGCAGTCCATAACGAAAAATTAGATAAGCAAGATC